AAAATTAATAGCTAATGGATTGGGGATGGGGTCTGTTCCATCATCCAACAATGTGTTAATTTGAAAATCTGGTGCCGCGTATGCTTTTGCTACTGACCCAAATTGTGGTGGTAATGCGTATGCTCTTAATAAGTAATCTTCTTTAGTTACCGCTCTATTTTGAGCTCTAAAATAAGCCATGGCATTATTACGAACCTCTTCAATTTCTTCCTCAAACTTTCCACCACCAGCAGCTCTTTCGTTTGTTACAGCTATTGAATTTTGAACTGTTTGAAATACATTTGTAATTAAATTTAAAGATGTAGTTTCAATAACACGCTCTACAATTTCAGTTAAGTCTTGTGATGGAACATTATCATCTACACCATTACCAACTCTATAACGAACTGTTAATATAGTATTTGCTGGTGCTACTCCGTATGTTTTAGCATACATAAAGTTTGAAGGGTCTATACCTTGGTCAAGATTTCCACTTCCAGCATAAAGTGCTGAACCTACATTATCAGGATTAGGTAAAATTTCCTCATCTGCGTTTTGAGAGATTCCACTACCAAATTGAATATCAATTTTGCCGGTGTCAGTAACACGAGTAATGTATCTCTTTGGAACTCTTTTTAATTTAAGAAGTGATGGGGTTTCATTAGAGAACGCTGAAGTTGCTAACGAGTAATCTGTTGTATTTGGTAGTTCTTCAAATACAGTATCTTGAGCAAGATAATCTACCTTTGTCCATTCATCACCATCATCATCTATAATTGAAATTACATCAATCAATCCATCCTCATCTTCTAATCTAATTTTGTCATATGGCTTTGGAGATTGGAATGTAAATGTTTGTGTTTTTTCTAAACCACTAACAGCCCTTACATTTTTTCTTAAAAGATAATAAACTGGCTCATTTGTGTTTGGGTCAACTTCATACACCGAAACATCAGTTGGGTCAAATGATGATGAAAATCCAAATCTAACTTTGCTTGTGGTTGTAAATTGAACATTACCATTTGTAGAAGAACCTACCACCATACCTTCAGCTATGGTTAATGCATAATCCCAATTTGGAGATACATCATTACCACTACCCATTGATGGTAAAAGTTGATACACAGTAATGTCGGTTGTTGCGGGCACATATAATTTTGGTTTGTAACCAAATGATTGTGCAATTGCAAATACATTAGATTTTTCTTGAGCTTGTTCAAGAATAGATTCCCTGAATTGAACATCCGTATAGTATGATAAAACATCACCAACATACGATGCCATTTCTATAAACATCATACCTGGAGATGATTCATTAAAATCATTATAGGTTTGAGGGAAATAATTTTTAGCAAAGTCAATAAGGTTTTGACGAATATCGCCAAAATCTTTACCTATTAAATTTACATCTTTTTTAACTGTGTTATTCATTAGTTACTATCCTTAAACAATCGTTATACTTCCCTGGTCGCTTACCATAATAATTATAGGAGTGTTTGCGCCGTTTTGAGAAACACGAACATTTAACATTATGTTTATTCTATTAAAATCATTTTCTTGTGTTATTACTAAATCATCAATAATAATATATGGTAGCCAAAATCTAATATCATCCTCTAAACTATCTTTTAAAACAGTACTTGTATCTAAACTTAATTGTTCAAATAATATAGAATAAATATTTGTTCCAAATAAAGGTTGAAATGGTCGTTCACCTTTTCTTGTTAATAATAAATTTTTTAAATTTGATAATGCCTGTTCTTCGGTGGTATACGACAATTTGAATAAAGGATTACCCCCCATTGGTAATACTACACCAATAGCTACATTACGTTTTAAGTCTAACGGGTGTATTCTATATTCTTTTCTTTGGGCCATTATTTACCCTTCTTCGCACTAATGGTTTTCATCAATGACGAATAGTCTCTTGTTAATGCTTTTACAACAGCTTGACCGGCTTCGGTTTGTTGTAATTTTTCAACTGAAACCGAATTACCATCTACGTTTTGAAGAACTTGGGGGTTTTGATTATTGATAGAACCCCAAGCACGAGCTTGTGTTGAATTAAAAGTCCCATTCATAGAGTTGATACTCCGCCACTCACCACTATCAGCAGTCTCATTTAATAAATCAGAAAACCCAGTTGATTTAAACATTTCTTTTTTTGGTTTTTGTTTATTTTCAAAAATATGGTTAACATCCAACGGGTCGTTTTTAACAACGGAAGGTTGAGATTGTTTTAACTCTTTAATGATAGACGCACGAAGATTTTTTTCACGTTTTGTGATTTCTTTACTAACCTCTTCTTGAATGATTAATTTCAAGGCGTAAATTAATTTTTTTGTGTCCATAGTAATAAATATTAGTTATATTAATTTTTCATCAATTGTAGTTCGGTCTTTATACTAACCAACTGACTTGTTATTTGTGAGGTTCTTGCAACAATACTTGGAGCAACAGCCACTAACGATGCAATCGGTCCACCCACAGGCGTTGTTGCTGTTTGTAAGGCTGGCGCCAGTGTGGCTAATGTATTATTTAATGCGGTTACTTGTGCTTCTAAATTTGCAAGTTGAGTAAACATTTTATCCATATCGGCTTTCCAACTTGGAGTTGAAACATATACACCAGTTTCACCACTAATAAGAACACTTTCTTTTTTTGAGTTAATTAAAACTCGGTCGGAGGTTAATACCGCTTGTGGTTTTTGATAAGTGCTGCTTGGAACTACTCCAACTGAAAATGGTCTTGTTTTTATTTGTAGTTTTTGTTGTGAGGTAAGATATAAAGATGAATCATCACGATTTATATCTTCAATGGTAAATTGGTTATACCCACGAGAAACTCCAGCGCCATTTCTAATAATGGTTATTGGTGATTCTGGTTTGGTAGAATTCCAACTTGGTTGGTTTCTTACTGAAGAAATTTTATTGTTAGATGATGTTACTCCTTGTGGAGTATATCCAAATCTAATTGATTGTCCATATCTACCCTCAAAAATAGTATCACCCAAAAAAGGTTGAATTTGGGATATTGTAGAATCTTCTATAAATCCGGTTCCAAAGTTTATTTTACTATCATTTGATGTGCTACTATTTGAAACTCCAGCTGAAACCGATTGTAACGAAAGACCAGCAGTTCCTGCGGTTAATTCGTTATAGGGTTGCATTAAATTGTGATTTATATTACGATGTATACCAACAGGTGATAGATAATAATAAACTTCACCATTTATTACACCAGACGAAGTATTAGCCGGCCCTTTAACTAAATATACAATTTCACCAAGAACTGGAATAGTTCTAACGTGCATATTAAGGGGCGTGCATTTTACAAGATTACGACCGCCTTTTTGAATTGATACCCAAATTGAATTTATAGCATCGCTTTCATCGTTTAGGTTTATAGCTTCAACTACTCCCGTTATCATTCATCATCCCCATCATTAGGTAGGTCTTTTTCAACCTCTTTAATCGCATCCATTAATTGTCTCTTTTCGTCTTCAGAAAGAGCATATCCACCACCGTCGGCGTTAGCACTATCTTTCATCATTCGTTGAACAATAGCAGCAAGTTTAATTAAAGCATCATCATTTTTTACGGAAATATCAAGATATTCTTTAATAAGTGGAACAACAACAGCCGCTTGGTCAAGTGACTTAACCATCGGCTCAAGTTGTGCTATTAATAACTTAATTTGTCTATCTTTCTTTTTTTGATTAGAATAGATGTCAGACATTAAGTCAGAAAAAGTTTTTCCTTTAAAAATTTCTTCATCTTTAGTCATTGAATTCCTCCGCTCGGTGATTAATATTTAAAATTCCACCCCTTGTGTAATCACTATATAATTCACTATAAATTTCTCTCATTTTTCCAACTACACGTGTTATGTATTGAGTTTGAACATTAGTTCGTTCTCTAATAAGTATGTAAAGAGCTTTTTTGTTATATGAATATAAATTATCACGAGTTCTAAATAATTCATTTAATGAATCTGCGATTTTTCTATCACGTTCTTTTTTAAATAATTCAAAAATGTTATAATCAATATATCTAACATAATAATCCATAAAATCAGATACAGCTTCTCGATTTATTTTGTCATAAACCTCACTAACAACATTACGAGACACATCAATAGCATCAATGTCATCACGAACTTTCATACGAGCGTAGTTAGTATTATTTTCATTAAACAAATAATTTCTTGCAATTACTGTAAAGTAAGAAAACGCTCTACCATTGTCTCCGTTAAACTTGTGAATTTTTTCGTTTAAAAATGCCACTACATTCATTTTAACATCCTCATACGGAACATCAAAATAATATGTCTTATAGGTATGAATTACATTTTCTGCAAGTTTATCAAATGGATAATGAATAAATCTATTGTAGATTTTATTTTTTAATCTATCGTCATCAGACCGATTATAGGCATTAATAGCCATTTCCGTAATTTGAGTAAAGTATCTTTTACTTTTCGCTTTCCTCTTTTTCACCATAATAATTTTCTAATTCTGAAATAATATCATAAATATTTTTAAAAATAACTCCTGTTTCATCATCAGCTTCAAATGAACCAATTTTGTCAATTTCTTTCATCCGCATCATTGACTCATCAATCTTTGTTGCGATGTTTGAAATAAGTGTTTCTTGTTCGTCTAATGAAATTTCAAACTCATCAATAGATGATTCATATAGTTCGTTTTTCCTAAGAAGATTAAAAGTAGTATATGCAAATACAACTGTTAAAATAAATAAAAGTGTAGTTATCCAAATCATATTATTCTTCAATTACATCTTTAAACGCGTCAAATACATTTACAGTTCCAAACCCACCATTTGTAAACACATCAGTTAACTTGCTCTTTGATGAAGGTCTTCCATTCACATTACGAGTTGATTTAACGGGGTTTAATTGAGTTTCCCATCTCTTGTTTTCGTAAATAGCAGCCATTTGGTCCGCAGTGTGCATAATGAATGGTAATGATGTTTTTAACCTGTCATCGTTATTATACTTGATGTAATATTCTTTGTTATTTTCATCATATAACCCATCGGTTAATTTCATACCAATCATTTCAACTTCGGAATACTTAATTCCAAAATATTGAAGATTAAACATTGTTCTATCATTAAGATTCATCCAATGAATTTTTGGATTGGTCTTGTAAATTTTACCTTGATTTTTTACATGCCATTCAGAATCATTTTTTATATAGTAATCCATTTCGGCAGTTCCTAACTTACCAAGGTCGTGATGGAGGGCTGTAAAGACTATCGTTTCTTTATCAATGTCCTCCATAATCATACCAAGGTCTTGCCACATACTATAAACCTTTAAAGCATTACGAGTTACCCGAAGAACATGGTCTACATACCCACCTGGAAATGCGTTGTGGTAATGTTCTACTGAAGATGCTGGTGTATAAATCATACGCTCTTCAAAGTGGTCATACATTTTATTAAGTGACTCTAATCGGTCACCTGTAAAAGTTTGATTGATTAATTTACGAAACTTCTCATAGTTTTCTACAAGTTCTTCTGCGGTAAACAAATTTTCCATTATTTAATTAAATTATTTTATCAATGATTCCTAATTCCAATGCTTTTTCAGCTGACATAAAATAGTCAGATGATGAAATATTTTCCCAATACGCTTTATCCATCTTTGAGTTATTAGCCATAAGTTGATTACATTCATGTTCCAACTCTTCACTAAACTTTGCGTTTGATTTAACATCACTTAATTTACCAACTACAATAGTAGACAATTGGTGAACCATAATTTTGGAATGTTTAGATGCAGCTCGAACGCCAGTAGCACACGTTAACAATAATGCTGCAGCCGACATAGCTGCCCCTCGAACAATAATATTGAATTTAATACCTTGTTCTTCTTGTGATTTCATATAGTCAATTAATCCAAGAGTTTCAATAACATCTCCGCCAGGAGAGTTTAACAAAATGTTGATAGTATGAATACTTCCATTAATTTTTTTTATCAACCTAATTTTAGAAATAATATCAAAAATAAGACCAGGTTGAATTTCATCTTGAATAATAATTACATTATCAACAGTGTCAATACCATAATCAAACTCACGATAATAGTTACGATAAACATCTACATCAACCCCACTATCAAAGGGTTCTTCATAGCTAATACTACGTGTTGTAAAATCGGTTGTTGTGCGATATAGGTCGTCCATATATTAATAATATTTTTTTTTAACTTATAATTAAACAAATATACAAAAAATAATCTAATAATACAAATTTATTTTCGATATTTATGAATTTTTTGATTTGTAGAGTATTCTCCATATAAGTTTTTTACGGCATCCTCATTTGTTGGAACGAAAGTTACATCTTTTTTTGGATTATCAACCTTTGTTGAAGATACAAATATTTTTGATTTATTTTTTTCAGTATCAACATCTTCAATAGTTTCTTTATCAATGTTAAAATCGAGTTTAGGTTCGTCTTCTTCTTTTTTATTGCTGGTTAATTTATTTAATGCAATGACCATTGAAATTGCTAATGGGTCAAATACAAACACAATCAAAAGAGTAAACCAGTTTACAATTACATTCATAGGTTTGCCTGTAATTTCCGACATATACCGAAGCGGTCCTATTTCAGCTGCTACTTCGTTGTTTGTTTTTAAATCTAAAACTTGTAAATCTAATTTAGTAACGGAATCTGTTGATACTTCAATTTTTTTTGAAATTAAATCTCGCTGTTCTACTGCTGATAATAATTGTGATTCTAAAGCTTTACGTTGAGCAGATGATGTAGTTATGATTACATTACCACGACCATCAACACGTGATTGAGTGTTATTAGATAATCCCCCACGTAGTCCGTTAATAGATTCATTTAATTTTACCTTTTCATCATTATAATAAGTTATTTGTTCTTGGAATCTCCCTTTCTTTAATTCAACTACTTCTATTAATTTATCAGTAGTTCCTAACTTGTCCGCTGTTGTCTGATAGGCTGATGTTAAAAACCCATATATTCCAACTGATGTAATTACCATAAGAATACCCACAGCAAAAGTAAGATACCACTTCATCCATCCAGCAGATTTCCAATGATTATGTAGATAAGCTGCAAGTATGAGTTTTGAAAATTCAAGAGAAGCCGCCATAATGATTACTTCAGTTTTAGCTCCAGCAAACAAAGAACTTAATCCGAATACTGAATAATAGGCAGCAGACCCTGCGAGAGCAAAAGTGCTGATAATCATCAATAAGATGAATCCATTTTTTTTGTTGAAAAGTTTTTTCATAATTTTTTAAAAAAGTTAACTTTACTAACTTCGGGGATTGTATTTATATATAGTTAATTTTACCAAAGGTGCTAAGCAACTAAGCAACCTGTTATTATAAATATTAAATAAACTTAATATTACAATATCTACCAAGCATCGCCCATACTATGCACTTACAAGTGCTTCCCAAATTTAGAAATGTAGTTAAGTACTGTTAACTCTTTCATCTTGGCTTCAATATCAATATCAAGGTCATACCCATAAGTATTAATTTCTGAATAGATGTAATCCGAGTGAGCTTGTGGTTTGGATGTAGGGTCTTCTAATGTCTTAGATTCGGAATAGTGAACTAATGGTTTTACATCTCCCCAAGTTGACATCGCAAGTTCAAGAGCCTCTTGTTCGGTTAGTCCGCCAGTATTAAAGGTGTGGTGATGATAATCAAACACAATTGGAAT